CGTGTCTTCGAGCAACTCGTCGGTAATCGGAACAAGAGCCATGAGCTTATGCAAGCGATAGGCGCTCGTGCCGAGTTTCGGCTTCGTCGCGGTCGCTTGCGATGCCTCGGCTTGCCAATAGGCGCGAATACCGTCGGTGCCCCATGGCGTCGTTTCATCCTTCGGGAAGACCATGGAATTGCCGTTGATTGGCGTGTCGTCCGTCATCGGCAAGAGGGCGTCCTCTTCAAGAGAGAGTGTGAAAATCTCTTGCGCAAATTGCGGGGGCACGAGGAACCCGCCATCCTGGCCGCCCGCTTCATTGCCGAACGTCGAGGGCGCGGCGGCGCCGATAAGCAAACGGTCGTCGACGCGACCGCCACGGCCGGGGAGGCTCGCCGCGACGACCGACCGCGCGAATTCGCCGATGGAGTGAAAACCGCGCGTCGGGTCCGCCATGCGGTTGTCCTCGACGGAAACGCGCGAGGTAGGGAGCACGTCGACGACGCTCGCCGCGCTCGCGAGTGCTGCGGCCGGCGCAATGTTCGCCTCTTCAGCAATAAGCGCTTGCTCGCGCTCGATGGCCGCATTGATGCCCTCGACCTGCGAGCGGAGCGCCTCGTATTGAGTCGTTTCGTCGTCGGTCATGGCGCGTTCGGCCGCCGCGTCAGCGAGGGCGCGCATTTGCTGAATAGCCGCTGCTTTGCGCTGTTGCAGCGCGCGAAGGTTCTTACTCATGATTTCCACCTTTGAAAAATGTAAGGACGTGACGCGGCCTCGGGTCAATGGACCCGATACGCTTTCGGTTCTATGGAACGTAGGCGCGAACGCTCGCGTTAAGCGTTCAAAATGTCAATATCGCGCTGCATTGCCGCCGCGCGATTGGCTTTCTTGCTGCTATTGCCGCCGATGGCCTTCGCCATGCGGCTTAGTACCTGATCGAATGTCGCAACGTCGTCGACCATACCGGCCGCCTTCGCATCCGACGCGCCAAACGTGCGGCCCTGGCCCATGCCTTCGCGCACCGTCGCCACGTCGACGCCGCGATTCTTCGCGACGGCGCGGGTAAACGCGCCATAGTAAGAATCAATGCGGCTCTGCATATGTGCGCGCGCCTCATCGCCGAGCGGCCCGTAAGGGTTGCCCTCGACTTTGTACTTGCCGGCCGAAACGAGCGTGGTTTTAACGCCCTCAGATTCAAGCGCCTTACTGAAATCCTGATGCGCCGCAAAGACCCCGATAGAGCCGGCCTCGCCGCCCGGGGTCGCGTAAAACTCGCTCGCGGCCGAGCCGATCCAATACGCGGCGCTTGCTGCGAGGCTATTCGCAATAGCGACGATCTGTTTTTGCCCTCGGGCGTTATAGATTTCGTTCGCCAGTTCCTGAACGCCATAGACGGAGCCCCCGGGCGAGTCGATATCTATAAGGATGCCGCCGACCGATTCATCGGCAAGCGCCGCGCGGAATGATTGCGTAAAGCGCTGAATGCTCATCAAGCCCGAGCCGCTCACGTCCTGCGCCGCAACTCGTTGCACGCTCGTCCCGTAGAACGGCAGGACGGCAATCGACCCATTGCCCGCGCGCGCCGCCTCGGCGCGTCGAGCGTCGGCCGCTTGCGCATCGGCGCGCACTTGCGCCATGACCTCGGGCGATGCGGCGATATCGGCGCTCCAACGCGCGAGCACTTGCGCGATTGCCGTGAGGCGCTCGGGTTGAATCGCCCAAGGGGTCGATAGGAACTCGGTTACGAGAATTGCGTGATTCATAGCGCCCCCTTTAGGGCAAGCTTAGTTAGCTGCATGCGCGCCGATGCTTCGAAATCGTCTTCGTTCATTTCGCGGCCGAACTCGCCGACGAACCTCCGGCGCATCGTGCAATAGGCAATCGCGGCCGGTAGCGGAACGCTTAACGCGGAGGAGACAAATCGATAATGCGAGTCGTAAGCGGCATCGAGCGCCGCTACCGGGTCGCGCTCGCCGCGTAGAGCGTTGACGACGACCGCTGTTTCCTTGCGCGCGACGCGCTCGGCCGCCGCCGCCGCAAGCGCTTCCATGCGGGAACCCGTCGGGCTCCCCTTGTCGGGTTGCGTCGGGTCGGTCATGCCGTCGGGGTCGATATCGGTCTGCGTCGGGTCGTCCTGATCGTCGCCCGGCTCATTCGTCGCGCCGTTTTGCGCCTCGCTTTCTTCGACCATATTCAACGGCCGAAGCGGCTCATCGAGCCCGTCAATAGGGTTGAGAGATTCGGCTACGCGCGCTTCGTTGCGAGTCATCCAACCGTCGAGAATGCCATTGTGATAGTAGGTCGAGCGCGCCGCCGCATCGCCGCGCATGAGCGAACGCGTCGGAAACTCTAAATTCAGGTCCGCGCCGTCATCGATGAAGTTATAGCGTAGGGCCTCCTCCCATCGCACGAGCCACGGCGTAAGCGTATGCATAACGAACTCTAGCGACTGCTGCTCGATGTTCGAGAACGTCGCCTTTTCGAGGTCGCCAATCATGTGCGGCGGGATGCGGAAGAGCCGCGCAATCTCCGAGACGGAAAACTTGCGTGTCTCTAGGTATTGCGCGTCTGAGTTCGAGATTTCGACCGGGTGATACTTCATCCCGAATTCAAGAATCGCGACCTTGTGACGGTTCCGGCCGCCTTGCTGCACCTGCCAGCGATCACGGAACAGGCGCTTTTGCTCGTCGTCTTTGAACTGCCCCGGAAACTCGATCCAGCCGCCCGGCTGCGCGTCGTTTTCAAAATAGCGCATGCCGTATTGCTGCGCCGAAAGGCCCGTTGCGATGCTTTCGCGCGATGCCTGAATCGGATTGATACCGACGATGCCATCGGACGACAGCGCGCGGACGTGAAACATCGAACCGCGATTAAGGACCGTCTCCGACTGATCGGCGTTGCGAACGTGATACCGCCAATTGTCATCGCCGAGCATTTCGATTGTGATGCGGTCCGGATGTAGCGGAATGAGGTCCGTTACGATGCCGGCTTGGTTGCTCACGATGCGCGCGAACGCGTTACCGCGTAAGCAAAGGTGAAGCATCATCATTTCGCGAAATTCCATCGGGTTTTGAAACCCGTTAGGACGGCACGCGATGAGCCGATAGAGCCAATGCGTTTTGAGCGGCGTTTTCGCCCCGCTGGCGTCCTCGCGATAGAGCACAAAGGGCAACATAGCGACGCTTTCCGCGAGGACGCGCACGCACGCATAGACGGCCGTTAGGCGCATCGCCGCGTCGGCGGTTACCTGATGCGGCGAGCCCTTGAACGGGATCGACGAAAACCAGAAGTCGCCCCACGGCGAGCGGTCGCCGCTGTCGTCTTCGGCTCGAATGTTGAGGAACATAATCAGCCCTTGCGCGTCGCAATGTACGCTGTCCCGTACGTCAAGCCAATCACGAGCGCGCCGACCGTCGCGAGCGCGCGCGGCACGCCCGCATCGAGGCCGACGCCGACGCCGATTAGGACGACGCCGACGAGTAGCGCGATATTGAAAACAAGTGCGTTCATAGGACTGTCATCTGGTAATCGTCGGGGAGCGTCGGATACATTTCCTCGCCGACCATTGCACGCCCGATGCCCATAATTAGGGCCACGGGGCCGTCAATCTTGTTTTCCGGCGCTTCCTTGCGCGGATAGATGTTCTCTTTCGCGTCCTCTTTCGCGACAACGTTACTCATCATCCATGAGAGAACGGGGTTGCCGTCGTGATGGAGCCGGCCCGACTTGACCGCCGCTAGCAACTCTTTCATTGGCGGGCTCATGTTTTGCACGGTCTGTCGATATTCGACGCACGTCGCCCCGTCTTTCGCTAGCTGGTGCGCGAGTTGCGTTGCGCGCCACGGGTCGTAAACGACCTCGATAATGCGAAAGCGCGACGTGTCCGCTCGAACGTCCTCGCGGATCACGTCGAAATCAATCTCGGTTCCTTCCGTTGCGATCAAATGCCCTTGCACGACCCACTTTCGATAGAGCGCTTGGTTTTTCTTCGCTTCGTCTATCGTGTCGCCGGGCAAGTAGTAGTCGCCGAAGACGTAATAGTGATCCGCGCCGTTCAAGCGGCGCTTGAATAGCTTCACGCGGGCGCATACGTCGTTTTTGCTCGCGAGGTCGAGCACCTCGTAACACTCTTCGCCCTCGAACTCGTCGAGCGTAAGCCCTTGCTCGTGGCACATGGCCCACTGCTGCATATTCATGAACGCATTTCGCGCCGAACACCAAACGTTGAGGTGCTTCGTCTTAAAACGGTTCTGCTCGATGGGGTTCATGCACGCGCGCCGTTGCTGCGCGAGCAGGAAATCGCCGTCGACCGATACCCCGAAATTCGGGTTTGCCTTCATGAGGCTTTTAGGGTCTGCCCAATCGTCGCCATCATCGATAGAAAAGATGATGCCGAACAGTTCGTCATTCTCGATGAGCCCATCTAGCACTCGTTTAACCTCGCCGTGCTTGTCATAGCACGGGCCGCCGAGGTTGTAACCGGCCGTCGTGATGATGACGGTTAGCGGCTGCTCGCGGGCTCCCATACCCGTCTGCATCGTATCGATGAGGTCGGGCGTGTCGTGCTCGTGAAACTCATCGATTAGCGCACAGGACGGGCTCGAACCGTCGCCCGGTTTGCCGATGAGCGGCTCAAACTTCGATCCATCGGCCGGGATCGCAAGCGACTTCGCCCATACTTCGACGCCCGCCGCTTTCGCAAGGCCGGGCGTGCGCTCGATCATGATGCGGGCGGGGCCGAAAACTTCCCACGCCTGTTTTTCGCTTGTCGCGCCCGAGTAGACCTCGGCGCCGAACTCGTCGTCGGCAATGAGCATGTAAAGGCCGATGCCCGCGCCGAGTTGCGATTTGCCATTCTTGCGCGGTATCTCCGCGTAGAGTTCGCGGAAGCGCCGCCGCTTGTCCTTTCGACGTTTCCAACCGAAGACGCATGCGACTATGAAGCATTGCCACGGCGAGAGTTTTAACCGCTCGGCTTCTCGCGCCCATTTGCCTTTCGTGTGCGGCAAGAGTTCGATAAAGGCGCAAGCGCGTTCGGCGGCCTCAACGTCGAAGTAGTAGGGGAACCCCTTTGCCTTCGATGCCGCGAGGTCTCTTAGATGCCGCTCGCCAGCGAGCCGCGTGTATTTCCCGGCCGGAACGCCGCCGCCGACGACCGCTCGCGCGTAGTAGTTCGCTTTAACTACATGGGGGTTCGGCATCTTCGATACGTCGCCCGACTCCAATCGGAAACGCAACGTCCATTCCGCATGCGCCCATAAATTGAACGGCGTACGAACAAATCTCAATCCACAATTCAAGCGGCGCAAACTTCGCCGCGACCATCGGGCAATCGTCGATAGTCACCCAGCAAGGCACGCTAAACATGCGCCCGTGATGAGTGAAGCCGTGGGCGACGGCCTCGGCCTTCCGCATAAAGAGGCTCACTGCGCCCTCGGCTTCTTCACGAACGCTTTGAACGGGTCTTGCTCGTCTTTCGGCGCCTTCGTTACGCGCGTCCTGCTGCTCGGCGTCATGCCGAACTCGATCAGTAGCTTCGTCATCTGCTCTTGCGCCTTGTTCGCGATGGATAGGTGCGGCGATTGCATCGCGAACCCTTGCGGCGTCGTATAGACGGGGCCGCTCCGCGCGACCTCGGCAAGCGCATTGCGCCAGCGTGCGAACGCTTCGCAGTAAAGCGCGAGCGCATGCACGTCGATAGACGTGAGAACGCCCGCGTCTGCGAGCTGCTTCGCGACGATAGGCCAGTGCTCGCGCGCGGCTGGCGAGAGGTACTCGGGCATTTCGGCCGGCCCCTCGGGCGTCGGCTCGTTTTCATTCAGCGGCCGCTTTCCCGGGTTACCGCGCACGACCTTTAGATGCGTTGGAATGGGTTTGCGTCCGCTTGGCATGGTGAATGCACCTCTTTGTAGCGTTTTGACCGTCCTTTTTTTCGCGGTCGTAAAAATCGAGG